GATCTTGTCATAGATGCCAGGAGCGCCCTGCACAACGCTATGCTCTTTGTAGACGCCCCAATTGGTCACGACGCCGCGAAGCTTTTTTAACTCGTCGTCAATTTGAAACGCTGGGCCGCTGCCTTCCAAAACCATAACTGCCGTCGTGCCATTCTCGCGACGAGAAACCTGCCGCCAAGTTGCCGAAGGTATCAAAAGGCCGCCGTCCAAGCGTTTTATGTATAGTCTGCCACTCATCTGCCTGCTCCCTCTTTTATAGCGTTGTATCCTGGCGCGGTCTTGAAATAAAGATCGGTTACGCTGCCTTTGTTTTCCATGCGTGAAAGTATCTCGTTGGTTCGCTTCGCCTCTTCAAGCTGCATCTGCGGCAACTCGGTTATGTTGCGAGAGAACCCGCGAAACAAGCCTGCGGCTGCGTCTCCTGCAAACGCCTTGGCGCCAGCGGATTTCATGGCCAAGGCCCTGTCGATTGGCGACTCGAATTCGCCGGAGCCAGTAAGCTCGCCAAGTTTTCCACGCCTACCGGCCACGTCTGAGTAAGAATCATACAACAGCTTGTTTTGCAATCTATTGCCTATGCCCTCTGCCCACTCCGTCAACGCCTCTGGACCACCGCGAAACTTTCCCTCTTTAAAGTCGAAGCGCATGGAACCGAAACCCTTTGTCAATGCAACGGCAAGACCGCCGGTAAAATCCCACGCAAGACGCGCTTCTTCGCCCACGTCTTTTAATCCCTTGGCAAGCGTTGGCACCTTTTCCAAAAGCCGTATAAGTTGGTTCAAACCGTCCAAAGCTTGGTCGCTGAACGCGTCGCCTATGCTCGCCAATCCGTTCTTTACGACGCCAACAAACGTGCTCCAACGCCCTGTCATTGTCTGCGAAGCTTTGTCGAGTCCTTGCCACTCGTCAGCCATCATTGTCATCGCGTCGCGAAGGTCGTTAAAGCTAATTTTTCCCTGCTCGCTTAGGTCGCGAATTGCCGTATCGCCCTTCACCTTTGCAAGAAATCGGCTAACGGGAATACCAGCGTTGGCGAATTGGTTCAACACGCGAGCGTTAACCTTGCCGCGCTCGGCAACCTTAGCATAAATAAGCGCCAACTCGTTTAGATCTTTACCAGTGACGGCGGCAATCTCGCCAAGCATCTTAACTTCGCCGCCAACCTCTTTAGCGGGGAATTGCGTCAACAGGATCTTGCCAGCCTTAAACACGTCTTCTGGGGTGAACGGCGTCTTGACGGAAAACTCGCGCAAGTCTGCCATGAGTTTCTTCGCCATCTTCGTGTTGCCGATAAGCGACTCGAATTGAAGGTTCAACATTTCGAAGCGCGCCGAGATCTTGAACGCCGAGGTTATCGCCTCTTTGCCAAGGTCGGCTATGCGGCTGAATATATTAGCCAACGAGAAGCCGAACGCAGTCTGCAGCGTGCGGCCAAAACCGCTTATGGATGACTTTGCCGACGATAAACCGTCTTTTAGCTTTTTAGTCTTTAGACCTACTTCAATATCAAGCCTTGACATTTTTGCGCTCCTTTAGAAGCCTGTCCCATTCCTTTTGGATGGTTGGCTTGTATTTGATCTGTTGCTCCGTCAGCGGCCATGCTTCAGGGTTCTCCACCTGCCATGGGTGCATAACGCCATTGCGCTCCCGGTCTTTGGCTTCTTCGAACTTCTCTTTCATGTCGGCCACGTCTTTTGGCCGCTTGACGTTGTTGTTGCCGTTCATGCGCGCGTGCGACGCTACGGCGTGACCAACGAAGCACAACGGCAGGTCCCATAGTATCTCGCATGGACGAGCCGATAGCGCAGCCGCCATGCTGCCTATGGTTTCAGCACCAAACCACCAGGCAGCGCCGCTGCCGCCACCGGGTATCATTTCAAAGCCTTCGAACGCCAAAAGAAACCATTTGTATAGCTTCTCAACGTCTTGAGCAATTTCCTCCATTGGCGTGTTTTCGTCGTAGTGTTCTGCGCCAAAGGCGAACGCGTTGTGGTCAAACTCGCGCCACGTCGTAGTGTCTTCGTGGACGAACTCTGAGCCATGCGAAGGATAAGCCCAATCCATAACCTCTTGTACGCATTTCTCGCGGCGGTCGTTAATGTAAAGAACGCGCCAAACGTCAAGCAGCGTGCAGTCTTCTGGATGCGCTATGAACGGGCTCTCATAGCTTTCAAGTAAAGAAAAGACGCCCAAAGAGGGTGCCTTTACGCGTAAACCAAAGACGCTGATCCCGCCGCCAGCGATGGACCATATCTCGCCGTCGCCATCATACGCCTTGTTCTTTATGTAGGAAGCGGGAACAAGCGGGCAAACTTCGCTAGTCGTCGTCATTGCGAGTAGCCCTTCTTATTAGCCGGTGGTCAATGCTTGGCGGGACACCTTGCTTGCGCGAGCGTAGTCGGTGTTGCTCTCAATGAGCGTATGACTCATAACGACGGCAGCGGTCGTGTTGCCTACCTGTGCGTTAACCGCCAAGTTCGTGAAGCTGCCCGCGTCGGTATAGACTTCTTCGGTCGTTTCCTTTATGCCGCCATAAGTCGTCATTTCAAGGATAGCGCCGTTCTCGTCCATCTTGTCGGCGGCCTGCACGCTATAAGCGGTGTTCTGTGAAATGTTGTCTGCTGTTGATACTCCGAAACCCATGTGTGTACCTCCTTTGGTTTCCTATTAGTTGGCTAGTTGGTTATGTCGTTGTGTAAGTGTAATAGCAATCGAACCGCGTAGAGAACACGCGGAACTTGTCGTCGTAGCTGTCCTCGTTGACGCCAGGGACTATTCCGTCTATCGTCACTTCGCTTTCCGTTACCAACGCGTTCAAAGCACTTACCGTAAGTGCCTGTACATAGTCGTTCACCTCGTCGTAGACGTTCTCGCCAACCACGTCGTTCTCGTCGTTCGGTATATGCGTTATCGTGCCTATCTCAACGGGGGCGCGATAGTAGTTGTAGTTCGGCGCGATACGCTCCGCTTTTTGCACCGCTACGTTTACCATGGCCGCCGCTTTTTCAACAGACATGTTATCATCGCTGCGCACGCTTACGCCATTGGCCGCTATGTAGGTCAAAGACCCTATGGCGCTTACCAATGCGTCCTCTATGTGTTTCTCGCCACTCTGTGCCATTATGCCCTCCTTGCTTTTTCGATAATCATTTGTTTGCGCTTCTGTAACTCTTTCTGATAGCCGCGCCACGCCAAATATAACGCACGCTGCGGCACTAACGACCCGCCGCTTTTGCTTGCATATTCACTATGGTTGTGCATGGTGATTGAAGGATTGTCGACGTTGCCAATGCGGTTTGTCGACGTGCCCAACTTGCGTAAAGCACCAGCCTTGTTGAGCGTTTGCATACGACCAAGCCGCCACGCTGAGTATAGCCACGCTTGCTTCGCCGCGAAGTAGTAAGGCACCTCGCCCCACTTGGTCTTGCGCTCGTATTTGCCGGTGGTCGTCGTCGGCATGTATTTCCACGAACGCTTCTTCTTGTCCCAAATCTTTATCAGCTTCTTTATCTTCTTGAAGCGTTTGTCCTTTTGGCTTATGCGCTTAGTCGTATAGATAACCATTTCGCCACCCGCAGCCCTAAATGCGCGCTTGCCTTGTCCCGTATATCCGCTAAAGCGCCTGTTGCGCCTGTTGGAACGCTTCTTGCCGCCACTCCTTGCGGTCGCGTTCTTAACCACGTAGAAGTTGCCGCTGAACGCCTCGCTAGTGTTTACAAGCTCTCTAAACTTGTCCTGCGCAGATGGACGCCTCACGCTGCTGCGTTCGCCATGACGGGGCAGGTTGCGGCCTTTGTTTGGTATCGTCAACTTGGCCGCGCTGTTAGCCGCACCTCGCGCCAATCGTTTTATTATAGCCGGTGCCTGTCGCCGCGTTTCCGACAAAAGCGTGTTTAGCGCGTTGATCACTCGACGCTCGCTTTCTTCCGTCACGCTTATCCGCATAGGCGGGCCTAACAAACGATTAGCCATATTGCTCCACCATGTCCAAAGCCACCAACGCAAAAACGGGGTCATCACTGCGCTTTGCAACCAAGTAAGTTGTCGATCCTACAACTATCTGGTCGTGAACGCCTATAGTTGAATGACCGGCGGCGGTCAAGTCGTCAAGCGCATACCAAAGCGTGAACTTGTACTCGACCACCTTATTCAGCATTTCGCTATACGCCACGTCCTTGTCCAACGTGCTGCGAACCGCGCTGACGCTATCGCTGCCTATCGTCGTCGTTATGCCGAGGTCGGCCAACATCGTGTCGAAGTCGCCCTGCAAATCTGTTTGTAAACTCATGTCGCCTCCTTAAAGAAAAAAAGCCCCACCACCGCAAGATAACGGCGATGGGGCAAGCGCGAAGGGAGCACTTAGGTGGTGATGTTGGAGAACAAGTAACCAGCCATGGGCGTGAATACGTTCTCATCCGTATGCTGACGCACGCGGATAACTTCGCTGCGGATGGGCTCGTCGCGATAGGTTTCTACCGTGTACGGGTTCCCTGCCTCATTCCACATGAAGGTGCGGCCAACCTGGACTTCGCGGAGGTTAGGACCAGTGGAACGGAAGTACAGCAACGCGTACTCGTCATCCCAAACGTCTGCCAGCGTTCCAGCGGCGTTCTTAGCCTGCGCGGGACTGTAGAACACCTTGTCGATGCCCAAGATCGCGGCCAAGCGGTCGGCGCCAATCATGTGACGAGTCGAAACCTCGTCGGCCATGGAGCCGGAGCCGCCCATGATCTTGTTCTGAATCGCGGTCGTCTTGACCATGTTGCGGAACACCTTTTCGGAAACGGCAAGACAAAGCTCGCTGTTGCCGAGGGCGCCGCCCATCTGCGTCTTCAGCGTCAAGATGGCGTCTTGGACGTCGTTGTACGGGTTGGCCGTGGATGCCGTGGACCATTCCGTTGAAACAGCGCCAGTATAACCGCTGAAGGTCGTTGCGTTGAAAACCTGAGTGGCAATGCGCTGCTCAAGCAGACGCGCGACCTTGAAGGTAACGGTGTTGGCGATTTCGCGTTCAGCGTCAAGATACTCGCTGTAGCGTTCGGCTTCGCTGTCGTCCAAAGGCTCTTCCAAACCATATTCCTTGGTCGAGAAGTTGGTTTCTTCGAACGTCGACTCGGTGCGCTCGTAGCCAGCGCCAGCGGCGCGACGACCCGTACCAGTGCTGCTAGTCACGTTTTCGATGACAAGGCGGCTGAAGGTGCCGGTTTGGCTATCTTCCATGCTCGGCGGCAGAACTTCAAGGCCCATGAACTGACCGGAGAGGTTCGACGCGTACTCGGAGCAAGTCTGCGAAAGAAGCGGGCGAATGGTAGCTGTGGTTCTCATTGTGCTTACTCCTTATTAGGTTGTTGCGATTGCGCCGATAGGCAGCCATTCAACGCGGGATCCAACTACGGTTGCGCCAGACACGCAAACGCCGATGGGAACTGCGCTCGCCACGGTAGCGGCGGCTTTCAAAAGACCGCCAGCGAAAGGATAAACCTTCGCGCCCGCGGTGGTGGATGCGGCCAAAACGCCGGGGCAGGTGCCGCCATGGTTCACTGCCAACACGTCAACGGCGATGCCGGTGGCGGTTGCGGCGGTGAGGGCGACGCCAACGACGACGTCGGAAGCGGCGGTGGTGGGTTTGCAAGTGCGGTTGCCCGTCATCTTGACGACTTCGTATTGGTCGATTGTTGCCGAAGCGACAATGGACAGCTTACCAGTGCTGTCAGTCCAGCTTTTTTCTACGGCCATTGTTTATTCTCCTTTGAGGAATTGTTCGAAAGCTTCGGGATAGTCCTTGCGAACGGCGTCCTGCGCATCCTTGGCACTCAAGCCTTCGGATTGGCGCTTCTTGATTTCGGCCATGACGTCTACGGGCTGCGGTTCGTCTTCGACTTCCGGTGCCTCGTTGAACTTAACGGCTTCGTCTTCGCCTTCGGAAAGCGCATCAAGCTTTTCTTGAAGTTCAGCGTTGAGCGCTTCGATAGCTTCCAAAGCTTCCAATGCGTCCTGTAGCTGTTCGCGAATTTCGTCGTTTTCCTTGCGCTCTGCCAATTCGACGGCCATTTCGTAGTCGCCATCGTTCAACATGACTTCAGCAAGAATTTCCGAACCAAACTCGTCGTTAATCTTCTTGATGGTTTCTTTTTCCATTATAGGTTCCTTATCTGGTTCTGCATCGACCGATGCCGTTGAGTTGGCGGGTTCGACCGAATCGCCTTCATTAGTTGGCTCGTTTGTTATGCGAGCGCGATATTCAGAGTAGCGTTCCATGAAGCCGTCGACTATCTCGGGCTTCTCGCAAAGCAATTCCCACACGTGCGGATGCGTGTCTAGAAACTCGCTGACTTGGCCCGCTATCGTTTCTTTGTTGAACTGGCTGGAGAACAAGCCGTCGGGATTGGCGGCGGGGTCGTCTACCATGTCTACGGCGATGAGTTTTTCCATTTCGATATATGGCTCGTCGCCAGGGTTCACGTAGTCCTTCTCGCCGTCTTCGTCGCGACTGTAGCGACGTCCAGGCTTGAACACTATCGACGTGCCGAACATATCGGCTTCGTTCTCTGCCATGCCGAGAATGTATTCGTAGAGGTCGCCGCCTGGTGCGTTCTTAGCCTCTTTGCTGAGAAACACGTCGGCGCGCGCTATGTCGCCGTCGCGGCGAAAGTTCTTGACGCGGCCAATGAAGGTTCCCAGCGCCGTACTGCTCATGCTGGGGTGCCCGTATCTCATCTTTAAGCCGTTCTTTGACGCGTTGCCCTGTTCGACTACGGCATCGACAAACTCCGTGTCAAGTTGGACGCCGTGACCTTTGGCCTCGCCAGGGGTGACGATTGCGGCGTTATAGATGACGCCCTTCTCTCTGTCGACGCGGCTCTCGCCTGCGCCATAAGCCCAAGCACTCATAAACCATGTACTCATTGTATTTTCTCCTATATGTTTACGTTTCTTCGTCCAAAAAGTCTTACGGCCCAATAGCACAACATATACTGCCAACGGTTACAGCCGTCTTCCTTCAACATTGCCTTGAATCCGCTGTCGCCTATAAGCTTGTAGCCTTTGCCGTACATATAGTCGTGGAACAGCGCCGCCCGTATTACTTTATGATGCAGCGGGTGCAGGCCGATAAGCGACCACGCCCACATTGGTATATTGGCGCCGTTGAACACGAAGCCTTCCGGTATGACGGCTATGTGGTCGCGATGCGTCAATATGGTCGGCTCCAAAAGCTGAACTTTATCATTGCCGTATAAGTGAAATAGCTTCATCAATATACCCATCTAACCCTTGCTTGTTTCGTTTCTGCTGCCTAAACTATCTTTTTGATAATGCCCGTCCAAGAACGACACGTACACCTCTCCTGCATACTCGTCTGCGGTAGCCGCAATGCGCGTCAGCTTGCATTTATACAGCGTGCTTACCGTGGTGTTGGACGCCGGAACTGTGGCTATCTCAAAGTACCTTTGTGACGCCGAATCGTCAGTAGACATAGTGCGTTCCGCAGTAAATGGGCTTCCAGTTGGAACAGACCAAGTGCCATCTATTGGACACGCTATAACGTCAAGCTGAAATTGGAATCTGCTGCCTGTGCCATCTGTAGGAGTGGTAAAATGCAGGTGTTGGTCTAGTATGCTATTCAACAACATGGCGTGTGGAGTTTGGACATCGAAATAAAGATAGTCATTAACGGCAAAACCCAAAAAAGGAAAAGTGACCCCACCGCCAATGCCTGCGTTATACAACCTTTCTGTTGGCGCTTTGGCAGTAGGAACGCGAATATTGCTTATGCCTACCTGTATATCATCCCAGACAACACCGCCTTCGCCCGCTACGCATTTGGCGGTTATTGGAGGTTCGATGTCTATCAACACTATTCCTTCGGTGGCGTGCGATCTAAAAACCTTGCCAATACGCACAACCGTATTTGGATGCGTAGGCATGGTGTCTGTAAAGCCGCCAGCCGACGACGCTGACAAAAACAATTGGTCTCCTGCGGAGTATGCGGAGGTGTTGACTTCTCTAACCAACCCAAAACTTGTAGCCCAACCAAATCCGCCAGCAGCAACGTCTTCGGTTAGCATGGCTATTGTTGTGGAACTTGTAGAAAGATCGTCGGCTTTGGCAAGCGAGACTATCGCGTTTGTTCCCGTTCCACCGCTAATATAGACTAAGCTACCATTGGACATGGTTGATGCCGTAGTGTTCTTAACCCTGCGTGGAACGAATATCTCTTGACCAAGCTGTTGAGCTACGGTTCCCCCTGGCATACCTACTTCAAGTGTTCCGTCCTCGCCGTTCCAATGAAGCCTCCCTTCTTGGTGCGTTGGAGTTGCCGCCGTGTCAAAGTCTATGTAGTCAATTCCATCGAAATCCCCAACGATACCAGTAAGGCGCTTATAAAGCAAATCAACGTCGTGAACACTAGCGCCACCGCCGCCGCCTTCGTACTTTATTATCTGCTTGATCTCTACCCACCCGCCCCATGTGCCGTCAGCACGTTCGAAGCGGATGCGGCCCTTGTCCAAGTCTATTTCATGCTTCGGCGGGTCGCCCTTCTCGCCCTTCTCGCCTTTGACGCCGTCCTTGCCGTCTTTGCCTGCCTTTCCGTCCTGGCCACGCTTACCCTGCAAGCCGCGCAAGCCGCGTTGACCCTTCAACCCTCGCTTGCCGTCCTTGCCATCCTTTCCGTCGACGCCATCTCTGCCGTCTTTGCCGTCAACCCCTGGAAGCCCGTCGCGGCCATCGACGCCATCCTTGCCGTCGCTTCCATTCTTGCCAGCAAGCCCCATTGGGCCTCGCTCGCCTTGTGGACCAACCGCGCCGCGCAGGCTTTCGTTGGCTAGGAGTGCGCCCAACCACGGCGTTTCGGTTAGCTGCGTTATCTTACCTATCTTTTGCATATGGACGCAATACTCCGTTTGAGTCATAGCAATAGAATTGGCCTTTGTGGAAGAAGTAGTCGCTACTCATGGCGTCCTCGTCTTCCTCGTCGTTCGTCGGATCGTCGTCTTCCTCGGTCGTCGGCCTGCCGCCCTTCTGGCGCTCTATTTCTTCGTCTATCATTGGCAACACCGTCTGACCGGGTTGGCCTACGCCGATGCCCTTCAAGCCTAGTTCTTCGAACAGCTTTTCTTCGCGTTGCAGCATCTTCGCCGTTTCGCGGAAGTCGCCGCCCATTTCGTTGATGAACTCGCTACGGCTCTTGAGACCGTTGACTATCATCATTTGCATGGCGGGCACTTCCTTTTGCGGGTCGATAAGCGGCGTGCCGTTCGCCTGCCAATGCCACTTCGCCTTGTTATATTCGTCAACGCTTATCGTTCCGTCGATGAGCCATTCGTCGAGCCACCACCGCATTATTTTGTCGCGCACGGCACGGTTCTTGTCCTGCTTGCTTTTGGCGCTGCGAACGTAGCGTATCGTGTCCTGACGACCCGCGTTGTAGCTGAACTGTTGGCTGTTATAGAACGAGAATGGCATGTCGAACGCCAACAACGCGCACCGCAACATGGCTTCCGTGTACGGCACGAACTCCTCGTTTGGCGTCTTGCTCTCCAACATGTCAATACTGTCGCCAGGCTCCATTTCTATCTTTAGCCCTGGACGCATTTCGAAGTTGTAGCGCGTTCCGGTAGCCCCGCTACTTGAAGTGGCTGTGTCCGTTCCATACGGCTCCCAGCCGTCCTCGCTAGTAGCGGCTTCGCGGCGTATAGCCATACCCAACATAGCGTGGAACTTGGTCTTGATGAGCGTGTACTCATAAGCTTCTGCAAGGTCTTGATTGGTGTTCAGCGCCGATAACAACGGGCTGATGCCGCGCGTTTGGTCGAACCGCGAGAAGTAACCGTCGAAAAACATGTTGCGAGCTTTGACCATGCGATCATACTCAAGCATATCGTACTCGTTGCGCTTGCAGACGCAATACCACTTTACGCGGCCAAACCCGTCCAAAACCAGCCCCAAATCGCTAGTGTCCTTGTGCGCGCCGCCCCTGTCAGGCTTACGGATGCGGTCGGCTTCTATTGGCTGCAGATAGCCGCCGCGAACCTTCATAAGCCCGCAGTCGCCGTCCGTTACCTTGCATTGTTCGAATATGCGCATCATCTGATCGAAGTCGTGGCGCCCAGATACGTCACAATTCTCGGCCTTGCTCTTTTCGCGTACAAGATCCTCAAGACGCTCGTTCCATGCGTCGTCGTCGCTAGTGGCTCTAAAGGTGAAAGTGCTGACGTAATCCAAATGTTGACGGCACGCCCACGCTACCCACGAAAGGTTGCGCATCTGGTCGCGATTGGTCGCCAACGCCTTGTCGCGACTCCACAGATCGAGCTGTTCGTCTTCGTGCTTGGTGCGGCTGACGGGTCGCTTGCGGCGGTTTTTGTCAACCACGGCGTTGTAGCCAAATTGATAAAGGCTCTTGATGTAGTGTGTGAGATCCATTTTATACTCCCGCGTCGCCAAAATACGCTTGTGACACCGCCGGCGTCGTTCCCTGTTCCTTGGCGTACTTAGCCAAAAGCATCTGCTCGCGCTTCGTCAACGCCTCAAGCTTGGCGCGTTGTACGGATGCATCGCCTATCATGTAGCTTTGCGACGCCATGACCTTCGTAATAGCGGCCTGCACTTCTTCAATTTGCTCTAGGGTGGTTTTAACGGCCATTATGCGTTCCTCTGCTGTATATGTAAGGATTTCGTCTAGTAGTTGGCTATTTGGTTATAGCGCCGTGTAAGTAGCTTCTATGACCCTTTGCTGAACGCCGCTAGACTCTGCGTTCATGCGCAAGCCGCCATCAAAATTTGCGCCCATGATGCTGAAAAGAGCCAACGCGCCAACCGTAGTGTCCAACAAGTCGTTCTTGCGCCCTGGTACGCGTTGCCAGTTGTAATACTCGTCTTTCTCCGTCTGAAAGTGCTCCAAAAGCCTCTCGCCGCAAATATGTTCGCTGTAATACTCATGCACTTCAGGCTGGCCGAACAGCGTGATGCTGCCGGGGGCGCCGCCGCCCAAAAGAAACGCTTGGTGTACGCGCTCGCGCCAATAGTCGGCGTTATGCTTGACGACAGGCCCCTTGCCGTCGAATTTGCTGCGGTAGACGTTATCGGCAACGCGACCGACAACTTTTGTCTCTCGCCAATTCTTCTGTGCATAGCCGCGCGACGCGACGACCTTAGTTCGCGACAGGTTGCCGTCTGCCACGGCGCACGCGCTGAAAACAACGTCCATGAGATAGCCACAGTCGACGCTTATCATGTCAATGTGCATCTGCTTGCCGCCGCGAAGAAAAACCAACTCGTCAAGCTTGTTCGTGGTCGCAATGATGGCGTTGAACACAGCCTGGGCCTCGGTTAAGCCGCCCGTGCTCTCCCGCGTCCACAGCGCCGCGTTTACGTCCTCTGGATAGCGGCCATAATAAGGACAATGCACTTCCATATTGTTCGTTGACGCCAACACCGTGTAATGCAAACCGCTGGATACGTTGACGTCGATCATGGCGACGAGAAATTGGCATTGCGGCGGCACTTCGAACGCCTTCATGCCGTTCGCCGCCTCTCTTACCATGTGCGGCTCAATGTCCAATAAGTTGGCGAATTCGCTCAATGGCTGATTTTGATACTCGCTATAGAACGCTCGCTCGCCCTGCTCGAAAAACAAATTCATCGCCGTTTGCAGCGCCGTTATCTCGCCGTGACGTATGCGGTGCTCCCAACTAACCTTGGCGCCCTTTTCCAATGCCTCGCGATTATCCTCGTAGAATTTGCGCGAAGACTCGCCGCCGTCCATCGCGCGCGCGCCGTCCAACCTAACGCGGTTGTACTCCCACCACAGATCCATATCTTCCGGCCATTCTATTATCATAGCAGTCTTTTCGCCGTGCCAGTTTGGATCCTCCAATATTTGCGCCGCCATGTCGTTGCTCTCGATGATGGTACACGGCATGAACGCGCTTATGCGTTGGTCTGGGCCAGCCAAGCCCAAGATGTCGGCGTTCAGAACCTTTATGCGCTGATTGTTCTGCTCTGGACTCTTTGCGCTATTATGCGTAGCCGTAAAACCATTGGAACATAAAAACAAACTATCTTCCGAATCAACCTTAATACACTTTACGTCAGCGCTTCCAGCTGGCTGAATGTCAACTATATACTTGCGTTTTGAGTCTGGGGCGAATTGTCTGCGTTGAGTTCTGTCCAACTTGCGCTTAATCCTAAAGACGGGTTGGTTGGTTACAAACGCCACTCTCCACGCAGGCTTGGCACCTGGGTATTTCTGTTTCGACTCTGCTTTACGAGCCTTGATGCCCAAGGATCGGCACAGCCATAAAACACCATCTATAATGTCTTCGTTGGTATTGCTGAAAGAGCATCTGCCATCTCTTTTTGAGCATGAGCCATCCGTGTCCATCAAACCCTGTAGCAACGCAATCCTGTCTTCCACAGATGCCGTCCAGTATTCTTCTGGTATGTGCTTGCGACCTAAAAGTCCATGAGTACGGAGAATCGTTCTCAATCCATACACGGTTGCCGAATAAGCATCGCCATTTTTCTTGTAATTCCTAGAGCCTATCTCCCAACCAATGTTCCTTAATTGCTCAAACGTCTCGTCATAACCAGTGACGCGACCACTATTCGTGTCACCATCACCAAGCCATACGCCGAGAGTATATGGGTCAAGTGGGAGATTGCTCGACCCTGCAAACTGTACCGGATCACATAAATCAATAGAGAAATTATTGCGCCCACCTTCGGCCTTTAGTTGATCTATCATATCAACCGTTCTGATGGTTGTATAAAGCGGCTTTTTTACAACCCACTTCCTTTTGGGATTCTTCTTGCGGCGTCGCGCATTAGTCCTCTGTAAGGCTGTTTGAACAGTCCAAAGGTGTTTGTAGTCGGCAATAACAGACGTCCCATCATCGAATAGCACGGAGTAGCAATCTACTGAATTGGTTATATCGCTCTCAGCTATCACATTGCATGGCTTTCCGTGTCTATCGAATACTACATCGCCAACATGAACGTCTTTCATGTATTTTACGCCATCCATAGTTGGAACAGTCTCAAATATCCACAATGGCTCTGCCGTCGAAGGGTCGTCAACTATAACGAAGTCGGGACGCACGATTTCGCCGCTTGTAAGCGTGTGATGGCGGCCACGGATGTCGCCGGTTATACCAGCCGTTTCAATTATGCAACATGGGTACACCTGGCCGTGGTCTTCGGGATATTCGAAGTCGATGAGTGTCGGCAGTACGATCTTGTTGGCGACCCAAGTTATCTCCGTCGGCTCGCCTTGGTACGTCTGCGTTTCGGCCTTACGCGCGTTGTTGTTTATCGCTTCGATTGGATAAAGCACCTCTGGAAAGTCGCGCTTCAACGCCCTATTGTGGCGCAGGAAGGTCTTTATGTCCTTCATAAGCTCGCGAGCCTTACCCTCCTTGGCCGCGATGAGCACGACGTAGCGCCGCTTGCCGTACAAGGCCGCCCACACAAGCGCTATTTCGCTAAGACTCGTCTTACCCTCGCCGCGAGGCATGGCGAACGCAAATTGGCCGCCATGCTCTATGGAATGTTGCATACGCGACAACGCTCGCTTGTGGTTCTCGCTCCACTCCAGGTGGCACATTTCGGGAAAATAAGTCTTTGCAAATACGGCTAAGTCGTTCTCGCACGAAAGGCGCCTATCCCAATCAACCCAGCGTATCTTGTCGTTGACGCTTTTCGTTACGTCCCGCTCACTGGCTCGGCGTTGAGCGTTTAGGATGCGGCTCTCGTTGCGACGCTGCTCGGCCCACGCCTCAGGACTTTTCGGCTTTCGCCTTTTGTCTATGTTGTGCGCTAACTTGTTGCTTTTCTTTCCCAAGAGCCTCTTTCTCCTTTAGCTTCTTGTGGATGAACGCCGTGCAGAACTTGCCGAGTTCGTCGTAGAATTCTTCGTGAGAATACACTTCGGCTATGCGACCGCCGCCGCCGCCCCAATGACCCAAAATATATTCAGCCAGGAAGTGCGGATAAGCCTTGCGAAAATCCTTGAACGGCTGCTGGTAATTCTCCGTGTAGCCATAGATAACGCCCTTGCAGTAATTGGCGTAGGTCATCAAATTGCTGATCTGCGAAGTGGCGACGTTAATTCCCTTGGCTATGGCAAAGCCAATCCAGAACTCTGTGCATGGCCGTTCGAACTCCTGCTCAACCCTGTCCGTAGACCCGTAGTCGACGCCGAACAGATATATCGTCTTGAAGCGGCGCGTAAATATGGCAAACGCTATCATCTGACAAATCTGATTGTTGAAATACTTTATGCCGAACGTTTCGATTATGCGGCTCATTGGAAATCGGACGCTATTTGGTATGTCGGCGTGGCGCTCCTGCATCATAACGGGTATGTCGAGCGTTGGAATGTCCGGCGACACCTTCAACGCGCGCTCTTTTTCGTGCAGGTCAAACAGCATCGTCATCTCTGGATAACGAACGCAGTTGTTGACGCCCCAACACTCACAGTTAAGCTCCCGCGCCAACGGCAACGCGTCTGTGTGGCTTTCGCCCTTCGCCATAATAATAAGGCTATCGCTTGGCTTAAAATTAAGCGTCTGCCTATCAACGGCACTGTCTGGAATGATTATACCACCGTCCTTCATATCACCACCTATGCTCCTTTACTCGCTTTCTTCTTTTACTTCGTAGCCGTGCACCTTCGCCAAAGCCTTCAACGCCTTAACGTCGTTCTTGTCGTTCATGCTGTCCTGCAAATGGCGAAACAACAGCGACAGGTTATCGTCGCCGCTAACGTTGATGATGCCCTCTGAAACGCTGATGTTCAGCACCTTCGGCACCTCAAGCGTCTGCGCTTTTGGTAGGCTTTTCGTCGCCTTTGAAGATCGTTCTGAAGCCATTGATAATACCTCCTACGTAAAGCAATGCCATGAGAATGAAAACGGGAATCGCCGACCCCCATACGATGACGTCTAGCCACATCGGAAAATCCTTGAGACTCAACACCAACAACAAGCCGCCCGTCACACCGGCAGCCAAGATACAACAAATCCAACCTAGAATCATCTCGACTTCTCCTTTAGTTTGTCCGTGAGCGCTTCAAGTCTGCGCCAATGCAAATTGTTCAACGCCTCAACTACCAATGGCGCGTGCGTCGCGTTATCCATGGTCATTGGCATTTCCAACATGTCTCCGCCCTCGCAGAGAACGCGTATCTTGTTGCCGCTGCACTTTATCTCGAACGTTGTTCGCTTGCCCTTGGACAACCGCTTCGACGGGATGCCGATGGAAGCGCGAAGCTCTGGTATCATGTCGGCAACCGCTTTCAAATGATTGCAGACCTCGCTTTTGGTCGTGCCAAGACGCGAAGCAAGCTGGTCGTAGGTTTCGCCGGGATAAAGGATTCTTACGCGCACCACCCTATAGCTGTTCGGCTTTTCTTTGCTGAGAGCGCTCATTGTTGCAAGAAAATCCCACAATAACTCTGCGTTGTCCTTGTCGAGTTCGTAGATTAGCTCGCCTAACAGCTTGCTAAGGCCCGAGCCCCCAGGCTTCTCGTCAATGAAGTCGAATTTATCCTCCATACTCTCAAAAAGCGGGCTCATGGCGCCGTAGTCACGCAAAAGAGGCGGGTCAGCAGCGTCCTTGCACCACTCCGCGCACTCGCATTGTTGACAATGCGACTTTTTGCCATAATTGCCGTAACACTCCATTATAACCTCCTAAAATTGCTCCGTTGTAACAATAATAAGACAAAATCGTTAATTTTTTAACAAAAATCGCTAAAATTTTTGCGTTGGTGGGACATTTTATGTCCGTCGCGCGCGCGAATAAAGCTTTACGACGGGGGTGCCGATGGCTGCAAATCGCTGAAACGCATGGGCCTACGCCCCGCAGAGCCTAAAGGCGGTGCACGTTTTCGCATAATATTATGACGGT